GAGAACGAGACGGGGGAGGAACTCGACCCGTCCGTTGTTGAGCGCCGCGACTACGACCTCGCGATTGATTACCTGATCCACAGACCATGACATTCAACCAACTACTCACCGCGCATGAACGCGAGACTGACAAGCTCATCGCTGAGATCCGCGCCTTTCGACTTCGCAAACGGGAATCGTGCGATCATCTCATCTACGACGGCCTCGCTGTCCAGGTGCGGATGTTGAAAAACCTAGGCATCCGACTCGCCGCCGTCGATGCCATCGAGGAGGAGCTTTACGGGCTGGCTCTGGATATTTTCCCCGACAACGGGCAGGGGCGCGACTGATACGCGCATTACCAAAAAAGAGAATGAAAAACGAAATCACCGAAGCCCCTCGCACCATCAAGGGGCTGATCAATTCCGAGGCCGTGCGTGCGCAGATTGCTCGCGCTTTGCCTTCCCACATGACGCCAGACAGGTTCCTGCGCGTTGCCACCACGCTCCTACTTCGCTCCCCCAAGCTCGCCGAATGCTCGCAGGAGAGCTTTATGCGTGCCATGCTCGACTGCTCTAGCCTTGGCCTTGAGCCTGACGGCCGGCGCTGCCATCTGATCCCCTACGGCAAAGAGGTCCAATTGATCGTGGACTGGAAGGGACTCGTCGAGCTTGCCAAACGATCCGGCGAGGTGGTTTCGTGGAAGGCCGAGACGGTCAAAGAGAACGACTCGTTTGAATGGATCAATGGCGAGATCAGCCATGCGGTCAACTGGCGGGAAGATCGTGGGAAGCTCCAAGCGGTTTACTCCATCGTTAAGATGTCCAACGGCGAGATCGACACCGAGGTGATGACGCTTGCGGAGGTGGAAGCGATTCGCAAACGGTCCAAGGCGAGCGGATCCGGCCCGTGGGTCACCGATTTCGAGGAGATGGCCAAGAAGACGGTTATCCGCCGCCATTCCAAGCGCCTGACGCTCTCGCCTGAGTTCCACGATGCGCTCGACAAGGATGGCGACAAGCTCGCCGATATCCAGGTGAATCGAGCCGCCAACGAGGCCGCGAAGGTTTCGTTCTCGCAGCCAGCGATTGAGGCGGCAGCGGAAATCGTTACGGAAGGAGGCGCGGCATGATCGATAAACTTTCCTACAACGGCGTTGAGGTCTCGCTTGAGCAAACCTCACGCGAGATCTGCGAGAAGTGGCTCGCTGCGGTTCCTGACTTTCAGCGGAACCTCAAGCCGGAATTCGTCAAGATGGCAGTTCGAGACATGACCAACGATAGATGGTTGTTTACGGGAGACGCAATTCGGTTTGATTGGAATGGCGCATTGATCGATGCGCAGCATCGCCTTCATGCTTTCCTGCAAGCCGACTTTTTTCCGGTTGTCTTGGTGGTTCGCGGACTCGATCCAAAGGTTTATCCGCTAATTGATGGAGGGACTCCAAGGACTTATTCAGATGCGTTCAAATACGAGGAAATCGCAAGCTACGCTACAAAGTCAAGTGTCGCCAAGATGTGGATGAGCTACTCAGACGGTAAGAATCTTGGAACCCGTCGATTGTCGAAGACCGAAGTTCTTGATGCATATTACCAGCATTACGATTCGATTGAGTGGGCCATTGAAAAGTGGAACGTGCTTGAGGGTCTCGTCAGCAAGGTGCGAAAAACCTTCTTCGCATCTCTAGCTCTTGAGCGAATTGGGCAGGATAAAACTGAATCGTTCTTCAACGGAGTCGAGACTGGAATCGGGAGTCCTGCCGCAGTGGCATTCCGAAAGCTCCTGATTCGCGAGAGCAACAAGACGCGAGGTAAATTCTCGCAACATGAGATCGCCGCCCTTGGCATCAAGGCACTCAAGGCCCATGCAGAAAACAAGCCCACAACAATTCTCAAATGGGCATTCGATGAAAGCTTCCCAACGCTTGAACAACTATGAAAGACGTTTCCATCTACCACATTGATCACCTGGGCGGGAACCCAACGATTCGATTCAACCTTGCGGCGATTCGCCGCCTTCTTCCCGAGTATCAGATCCAGAACTTTGATCTCACATCAAGGCAGCGAAAGAAGATGCAACGCCGAGTCGATCTCTACGTTGGCCTTGGCGGGAAGTGCGACTTCCAAACTGGCATCGACGCCACCGAGGAAAGGATCATTCCGGCGAGAGTGATCCCGGCCAAGGACGCGAAGATGGTGCGCGGGAAGCTGGTTCCAGCATCGAAGCGCGAGGTGATACCGGCACGAATCGAGCCGGCTAAACCGGAGATCCTGCCGAGCATTAACCACCTGCCAAACGATGACATCCTCGACAGGGCGCTTCGTCTCGACTTCGAAACCAAACCCAGAACGTTGGCATCAGCATGAAAGAATTTCCAGACTGCACGATTTACTATTGCGAGCAGCGCTCCGAGGAGTGGCACGACCTTCGCCGTGGAGTCCTGACCGCTTCCAATTTTGGACCGTGGCTTTTGGCCAAAGGAAAGGTCGCGGAGGGAGCGCGTGAGAAGGCCATCTGCAAGCTTATCAGCGAACGCGCGAAATGCTGGCAGAATCCCAACTTTGAAAACGCGGCCATGCAGCGCGGCACTGAGATGGAGCCGCAGGCCGTCGATGCTTTTGAGAAGGCTACCGGAAACAAGCTGGTCCAGGTGGGCTTTTGTCAGAGCAATTACGGCTGGTTCGGATGTTCGCCAGATGGCCTCCTTGAGGGCGAAAGCATTGGATTTGAGGGCAAAGTTCCAGTGCCATCAACGCACATCGAATACCGTCGAGCTGGGATCCTTCCTGATTCCTACCTTTATCAGGTTCACGGATGCATGGCCGTGACCGGAGCGGAGGCATGGTGGTTCCAAAGCTGGTCGCCTGGTCTGGCAAGCCTTCGGATCCTCATCGAGCGGGATGAGTTTACGCAAAAGCTCAAGGCCGCACTCATCACGTTCTCGGAGCAATACGAGGAAGCCTGGGAGCAGGAGATCGCAGCAAACAAACGATGAAACAATCCCCCACCGCTCGCAGCTTGGCCCATCTGCGCAAAACCTGCCAGCTAGTCCAGGTAGTCGAGAAGTGGAATCCTCACGCTCGCATTAGACAGGATCTTTTCGGCATCATCGACATCCTCGCGATCCGCGATGGCGAGACTGTAGCGGTGCAATCAACAAGCTGGGCGAATACAAAAAGCCGCATCAACAAGATCAATGAATCGGATGCCTTGGAACATTTACGAGCCGCCGGATGGATCATTTTGGTTCACGGGTGGAGGAAGAACAAAAACGGGAGATATGAATTGAAAGAAATAGATATATCATGAAGGAATATATAAGAGCAATGGCTAACGGCGAGTATTCGTTGGCAGCCGGGATTCTAGCTGGAGATATTGTGGACGATATCTCTCGCGATTTAAGTGGTGATTTGCCTTTGAAGGAAATTGAACCAGTTATAATCGAACTCGCCGCAAATGTTGGATGCGCTTTGCTTGGAATTGCATTTTTGCACAGTGACCCAAAATCGGACGACCATCAATTGAAGGTGGCATGTAAAAGGGTCAGGAAGTTCGCGAACCTTCAGCGTCATTTGCGTGAATTAGAATCTAATTAACGAACTAAAAATGAGAGACTACGCAACAGCATTACTTTGCCTGATCACAGGACTTGGCTACGGACTCGCCTTTTATTTTGCCCTCGAAATGGGAGCGCAACGGGACGAGAAAGATCGGGCTATCGCGGAACTGACCGAGGTGCGCGTAATGGCGGAATGGTCACGCTTTGAAGAGGGGAGGGCCAAATGAGCGACGACGATCTATCACCAGGACAAAAGCAAGTCCAATCTGACTGGCGCTCTGGCAGAACTTCGGCTCAAAAGCAAGCCGCTCTCAATGCAAAGGCAACGCTTGATTTTCTAAAGCAAAACCCCGGTTCAACGAAGGCGGATGTAATGTCCGCTGGGATCAGGCCGAACTTCTTTATGCTGCAACAGCATGGGTTGGCTTACTTCACCGGAGGCGGAAAGAAAAGTCTGCTCGCCCAATGGTATGCAAAAGGTTTTGAAAGGAGAGAACCATGAACAAAGACCAACTCGCCAAGGCTCTTGAAATCGAGCGGAAGAAAAGAATTGCAGCCCAAAACGACGCAGTTTTGCAGAACCTCCAAACCGAACTTTTGAAGCAAAACATGACACAAGAACAAATGCGATTTGAGGCGGCGAAGGCGGCAATGCAGTCCATTGTCCTAAATTCGCGATGGGACAGATGCCACTGGGACGTTATTGCCGAAGCGGCGGTAGATGCCGCAGACTGCTTGCTGGAAGCTCTTGCCAAATACCCATCTACCGAGGAATCCTCGTTAGTTCAACCAAATATTGGAACAAAACCATGAACGAAATAAACGATTTTCTAGATGTTGCAGACGAAGTGCCGCGCTGGAAGAAAGACGCGAAACGCCTAGGCATCGAAACCTTCTATGTCTTCGACATGTCCGATTCCTACTGGGAGGCTTCGATTGAGCTTTTCGGCGATGTGGAAACCCAATGCGGAGAGACGGAGCGCGAGGCTGTGAACTCGCTTATGTTTAAGCTTAAACTTGATTGATATGAAAGAACAAAACGAACTACTGGAAGCCGCAGAAAAGCTGTTGGAGATCCTCGCTGTCATCGATGATACTGAAGGTTTGACCGAAGAGGAGATGCATGTGATTGCGGATACTCGAAAAATCGTGGATCAGCATCGACCAAAACCGAAAAGGCTGGAGGGCTGGATTAACCTTTACGGTCTTGATGATCTATGCATGTGTGTAATCTGGCCTACCGAGGAGGACGCTAAAGACAAAGCGAGCGGGGACGCTAGGCAGGTCCACATCCGCGAAGTCGTCCCGGTCGAGTGGAAGCCTTGGACCGTCGAAATGGTCAGGAATCACCAGAACTTTCAAGAAACTGTCGATTTGCACAACGCAGAGATGGAAAGGGTGACGAAATGAACGGAGACGGAAAGACCATTAGAAATCGACGCTGGCAGGAAAAGCAGATCGCCGCCGGTAGATGCGCGATCTGCGCTAGGTTGGCCGTGCCGAATCGGACGCGATGCGAGATTTGCGCGGAGAGGAATCGGGAATATCAACGGCAATACAGAGCAAAATGAAAGCAACTCAGCTTAATTTGAAATTCAAACGCTACGCCAAGCGATTGACAGTTGAAGTAAACAGCAAGGGCGTAATGGATATCGATACAGTAAAAGGTTGCAGTCTAGGAATGAAAGCCAGACCTGGCGTCGGATGTTACGATTCTTGCTACGCTAACAAACTCGCTTCCCTTTATGGTTATGATTTTGCAGTTAGCGTGAGCAGAAAGATTATTCCGGCTGAAAAAACTTTGATTGAGCGAAAAGTCATGTCGCACGGCGCAAACTGGTTTCGCATTGGGACGATGGGTGACCCGTCGCACGATTGGAATGGAACGGTTGAAGTTTGCGAATGGCTTGGGAAGTTAAAAACCCCAGTTATCATTACAAAGCATTGGGTTTCAGCATCAGATGAGCATTTTAAGAGACTTGCGGCGGCTGGGGCTGTTTTAAACACTTCAATTTCAGCATTAGACACCAAAGAAGAGCTTGATTGGCGATTGATTCAATTCTACCGAGCGCAAGCTTTTGGTCTTCGGTCAGTTGCTAGAATTGTTTCAGCCAAATTTGGTGAAACGGAGAATGGAAGGCGCATGGATGCAATTCAGCGGGAACTTTACAAGTTGGAGCCGCAAATTGACAATCCGTTAAGAATACCAGCTTCCCATCCATTTGTAATTTCCGGCGATTTGATCGTCGAAAAGCGAAAAGACATAAACGCTATGGTAAACATTAGCGTCAACAAACCGGACGTATTCACCGGAAAATGTGAGGACTGCAGCGATCAATGCGGCGTTCTTTCTGGATACACATTGAAAAACAACAAAAAAACAAAAAAGAGCATGCAAGAAGAACTGTTTAAAAAATCGGTGGCATTTGAACACGTGGAAAGTGTTATTGGGTCAGGTTATGAGTCCGACGTAGCAAAGCTCGCAATCGAAGATGGAATTGCAATGCGAGCAGCTAGGAAAAACATGCAAATTCATTCAGCAATCATTTTAAAGGTTGATGGTGAGTTTGCTGGTTTTTTTACATTTCAAATCAACCATGAAGTAGGCGAGTTTTGTTTGCTTCAATCTGTTATTCGGCCAGCTCATTATTCGCCAGAGCTTTACCGAAATCTGGTTTTGGAAGTTCTTTCAAAGAACCAGGATGATTATCCGGCTTTGATTACGACTGACCCTAAAAGCAAGTTTGAAACTCCAAAGGTTTTCGAGAGCGTTGGGTTTACGACATACTTAAAGATGTCAGGTTTCCACTACATGATCAAAGGCCGTTTCGAGGATTCTCGAATCAAGCTTTTGGCTCATATTACGATGTGCAACGTGTGGAGTTCGTTAAAAGGCGACTGGTTGAGATTGAAGAAAGAATGGCGAACCAAAATTGATGAATCTGGAGAGAGGGCTGGAGTTCAAAATCCATCTTACGCAAGCCGCGAGGGCTGTTGGCAGGGCGAGGCCGGATTCTCTAATGTTGTGAATACCAAGCGAAAGCTTAGCGCAGACGGAGAAATCAAAGTTTCAACAAAGGCTCACAATGGGAATGCCTCCGTTCTTGACCCAGTTGCTTGTGAGGTAATCGCGCGTTTCTTTATGCCGAAAAATGGAACTAGAGTTTACAATCCTTTTGGCGGCGGCGTTCAGTTTGGCTACGTTGCAGGCGCTTGTGGATACGAATACGTTGCCAGTGAAATTAGGCAAAATCAGTGTGACGCAAACAACAAGATATGTTCCGAGTTTACCTCTGTTCAGTGGATAAAAAGCGACAGCGCGACGTATCTTCCGGAAGGAAAATTCGATTTGGTTTTTACGTGTCCTCCGTATTACAAGGTCGAGCGTTACATTGACTATGACGGTAAGTCTCCAGAAGGTGAAATTAACTCGATGGACACCTACGAAAAATTCCGCGACACGCTTTTTGCAGGTTACAAAAAGGCAATCGAGGCGCTCAATGATAACTGTTTTTTCGTCGTGATGACCGGGGACAGCCGAGACAAAAATGGAGCTTATTACTGCTCTGAGTCTGAAACTGAACTGTTTTTCAAAGAAAACGGCCTGAGCGTCTACAACAAAATTATTTATCTTGAATGTGAGTTTACTCGCCTTGCGCAGGCCAAAAAAACGCTACATGTTCGCAAGTTTCCGAAGCGAGAGCAAAAGATAATTGTGGCCTACAAGGGAGCGATTAAAGACATTAAAAATCATTACCGCCCCATTGGCAGGCTTTGATTTAAATTGCAGGCTGGACCAATCTTTGGTTCAGCCTGCTTTATTTTCGGCTTTTTCTAGTTGCGGATCCATATCATTTTGTTGAGCCTAAAGATGCCGACCGTATCGGCACGGAGTGAGACCCGTAGAAATGAATACCTTGAAACAGTCCTCGTCCCTCCATCGCGCCGGTGCATTCGCCGGGTCTCACCGCGATGGGTGGGCGAGGGCTTTTTTATGCCTATGAACAACTATTCCAACAAACTCAAACACCCGCGATGGCAAAAGCTGCGGCTACAAGTTATGGAGCGCGACGATTGGAAATGCCGACTTTGCTTTTCAGAAGGCTCAACCCTTGCCGTCCACCACAAGAAATACACTGGCGAAAATCCATGGGATGCAGATTGCCGCGACCTGGTGACGCTCTGTGAGGACTGTCACACCGCGATGCACGAAGGCAACCTTGAGAACATGCCGCCCCTTGTTGATTCATTCTACAAGGCCGTGACGCAGGCCCGACTCGCAAACGACAGCAAAACCTTGATTCGATGGATTGAGGTCGCCAGTAAGCGGTTTTTGTCAGCTTGCGATGAAATGGAGCTTGCCATTGTCCCGCTGCAATCACGGCTGTTCCACCTAATCGAAAAGGAGGCAACGAAATGAGTGACCCGATTTACAAAATCAAGGATTGGCAAAGGCATTTTGAAAACAACCGCTCCCGAACGGTTGAGAATCTGCGCTGGGTTTGTGTTCCCAACAAGCACGACGGCGAGGGTTTTGCGACCGTCATGGAGCAGGAAAACGCCGCCGAATTGTTCGCCGCGTGGGTTTTGATTTTGCAGGTGGCATCCAAGTGTCAGGAGCGTGGCAGCCTTGTGCGGGAGGATGGCACTCCCCTGACAGCCCGAGCAATGGCAGTGAAGACAAGAGCGCCGGAATCTTGGTTCAAGGAAGCCTTTAAGTTCTTCATTACCAAGGTCAAGTGGATGGACTGTCAGGCAACTGACACCCAACTGTCAGGCAACTGTCAGGCAACTGACACCCAAGTGACGAAGAAGGAAGGGAATAGAAGGGAAGGGAATGGAAGTGAAGTGAAGAGAGCGAGCAAGGCTCGCCCACAAACCCGCGAGGAGTTTGATGCCTTTTTTCAAGAGCTTGGCCTTTACCCTCGCGATGCCGAGGCGACATGGAACAAATTTGAGGGCAATGACTGGACCAACGGAGGCAAAAAGATCGCCTGCTGGAAATCGACCGTCAGGGCTTGGAAGGCATCGGGATACATGCCAAGCCAGAAAAGCCCGTCTGATTACGAGCCGCAATGGCCAAGAGCGCAATCCGCCGCTGAGACCGCCCACGAAGAGGAAGACGACCTCATGGCCAAGCTGCTGCGGATTAAGCAGGCCGAGGCACGAGAGGCGGCGGGAGACCATCCCGACTACTGGACCGATGAGGAAATCGAAAAAGAGGAGGCCGGATGCTTCTGACCGTTTCAGACCTATCCGAGCAACTCGTCGGCAGGATTGAGGAGCTTGCGCCAATGCTCCTCCCCGGTGGCAGGCGTCACGGCAACGAGTGGATCTGCGGCGACCTGTCAGGCGCACCAGGTGATTCGCTCAAGCTCACGATGACGGGAGGGCACGCAGGCCAATGGAGAGATTGGGCCACCGATGACCACGGCGATCTAGTGGACCTTTGGCGTCTCTCTCGAGCGATTTCAGCAGGAGAGGCCGTTTCTGCGGTGAGGACATACCTTGGCATCTCCGAGCCTGTCAGGCAGCATGAGAAGCGGGTTTACGGCCACGCTCCCGCAATCAAGTCTGAAGCTCCATCACCAAATGGTCGCGCCTACGCCTGGTTGACCCAGACGCGGGGGCTGAAGCCGGAGATTATCGAGAGGCTGAAAATCGAGATCGACACAGACCGGAAGGCTATTGTTTTCCCGTGCATCTCTCCAGCCGGCGAGATCATCAACCGCTCATATCGGACGCTGGGCGAGAAAAAGAAGGTGTGGCAGGACAAGGATTGCGCTCCGAGCCTTTTTGGATGGCAAGCCGTTCCTGAGTCGAGCTACCGATCAAAGACAATCCTGCTCTGCGAGGGCCAGATCGACGCGGCCACTTGGCATCAATGGGGAATCCCTGCGCTGTCGGTTCCCAACGGCACGGGAGCGACATGGGTGGAGTTTGAATGGCACAACCTCCAAGCGTTCGATTCGATCTATTTGGCGTTCGATCAAGACGAGGCCGGGAGGAAGATCGCCAACATGGCGGTGACGCGGCTAGGGAAGCACCGTTGCTTTATCGTAGCGATGCCCAAAAAGGACGCCAACGATTGCCTGCTGGCTGGATTCACCGCCGAGGACGCACGCGATTGGGTTGCCAATGCCAAGCGCCCTCGCATCGAGCGATTGGTGACGACGGCGGAAATGGAGGATCGCCTCGTCGAGGACGTGAAACCAAAGCCCGAGCCGTTTTCGATGCCGTTCCTAAAAATGGATTGGCACAATGGAGATGGCTTTTACTTCCGCCCAGGTGAGCTGACCATCTGGGGCGGCTTCTCGCATGCTGGCAAGTCTACCATGCTCAACTTCATGGTTGCCCAGCTCTTGGGCGCACGGATTCCTGTCTTCATCGGCTCTTTCGAGATCCGCGTCGAAACTCAGCTTCGGAAGATGCTGTCGGTGTTCTACGGAAAAAGGAACATCAACGAGACTGCTGCGCGTGAGTTTGCGCGGAACGTAGGCGAAAGCATTGTCTTTTCCGATGTTGTCGGCTCGATCACCAAGGATTCGCTGACGGAGATGATGTGGTTCTCGCACCGCCGCTATGGGACAAGCCATTTCGTGATCGACTCACTGATGCGAGTGCAGGGCTTGGAGGAGGATTACCCAGCCCAAGGAGAGTTTTGCAATCGGCTCCAAGACTTTGCCAAAGAAACGGGAAGTCATCTACATCTGGTTGCGCATTTGGCAAAGCCAGCGCAAGATGGAGCAAGACCTAGCATGTATGCCATCAAAGGCTCAAGCTTAATGGTCAACAATGCAGACAACGTTCTGCTTGTCCTCCGCAACCCTGAGAAAGAGAAGAAGCGCAAGGCCGGAAAACTGACGAGCGAGGAAGAACGCTCCATGCACGATACCGAGATCATTGTCGAGAAGCAGCGCGAAACCGGATGGCTTGGCATGTTCAAACTCAATTTTGATTCCGCTAGATTCCGATTTACAGAATTTGATTCAAACAAAGTAATACAATGAGAACAGCAAACATCAACGTCACCAAAATCGACAAGACCGCCCTTTACGAAGGGAAGAACGGCAAATACCTGAGCCTGGTCTTCTTCGACAACAAAGAAGGGCCGGACCAGTTCGGCAACGATGGCTTCGTCACGCAGGATCTGGGCAAGGAGCGCCGCATGGCAGGGGAGAAGGGGCCGATCATTGGCAACTGGAAGGAGGTTGGAACTAAGGGGCCGACTCCCGCGCCAGCTAGGCAGGAAAGCTCAGTGAACGTTTCGATGGACGATCATTCGGATATTCCGTTTTGATCTAGGCCAAGAAAGCCGCCCTTAAGCAAACACCTCAACGATGGCATCCGCAGGATTGCCATCCGTGTCTGGTTCTGCCTCTTAGACCGTCCGAAAATAAAGTGAAAAGAGTTTGAAATAATGCTTGCGCGAAATCAAACGGTGTGTCATTGTTCATTCGTAACCAAAACCAACTAACGAACAAAATGAAAACGATCCGCCAAATCTTGGAAACCCTCCCGACCGAACTCGCCACCAAGGCTATCAGGGCCGCCGAGATGACCGCTCCGCAAATGATGGCAGAACGCGCCGCCGATGTCGCCACCGCAATCCAAAAAGGAATCATCTGGGGCAAGACAGTCGAAGGATACGCCTTCTGGAACGCAGCCTACACCGCAGCAAAGTGACAAACCCGGGCGGGGTTCAATCCCCCGCCCTCCCCTTTTATCATGAGAGAAGACAACAAAGCACTCAATGGCGAGATGAGCCATCGAGGGAAGAAAATGAGCGACAAGCCGCTTGTCGAGGTGCTGATCCGAGGTGGAAAGCGCGAAGGCGCAGGCCGCAAGCCAAGAGCCACGCCCCGCGAGGCAATCACCGTGAGGCTGGAGCCACAAGACGCAGCGAAGTTGCGGGATCTGTGCGCGGCGAAGGGACTCTCTCAGGCCGAATGGATCACCGACAAGATCAGGAGGTCGCGCCTGTGATCTCTTGGCAGAACACGCGTTAGCCACAAAAACTTGTAGGCGAATCCCTAAGCATGACCGAGCGAACCTACCACACCGACCTGGATGATGCCATCCTCGACGGGTGGGAGTCGCCAGTCCTGCTGCCGATCAACGGAGGCGAGGTGCATTCTCACGGCAGGAGATGCTACATCCGCAACGCTCGCCGTATTGCCTTCCTCCGATATGCTTTGGGCCGAGAGATGATCGCGGCCAAACACCTGACCGACGTTCTTGGCTTTACCGCAGGTTGTGAGGTCCACCAGTTCCTGCGGAGTCTTCAGTTCCAACTGGCCATTGAGAAATCACCGATCCGCGTGCAGCTCGTGCTGAAGGGGCGGAAGGGTTATTGGGTGGCATACAAACGAAATTGCAATGAAACCAAATAAAGAAGGGCGTCGAAAACAAATTGTCAGGAAGCTTCCGGCTAGAGTGATTCATTGCGAGAATTTCCAAGAGCGTCGAGCAGCAGGATGCTGCGGCTGCACTGGATGCTTCTTTGTGCTGATCATCTGCGCGATCATTCTCATGTTGCTGATAATGGCAGCTTAACCAACGAACCTATGAACCAACAAAAGAAAAGAGGACGGCCAGCAAAGGCCAAGGCAGAAGTGCTACCCGTCGAGGATGTCGAGCAGGTTGATGCCATGCATGACGTTGAGTTAATCGATATCATCGAAGATGTGGAGCAACCAACGCAAGACGAGATTGAAGGCAACCCAAACCTTAACCTGGTGCACCGTGTCGAGATGGAGATCGGACGCACGCATAACGCATGGGGCATGGTGGATCCTGTTGAGCTGATCAATGCGTTCAAGCGTGTGATGAGACATTAGGGCCATGAGTGAGGCACGCGATCCCGAACCGAATAGGATTGACGCTGAATCGGCGGAATCGGTAAAATCTTGCCCTGCAAAGGTGACCGGGCAGATGGCGGCGCATTACGGCGCGGAGAAGGCGGCACAGCATGGGGTGCAAATGGCTGGGCATCACGGCGTGCCGAAGGAGTTTCAAGCCACAGCCATCTGCGGCAACTGCGGGGCTGAGTTCGCGCCGAAGCGCGGGGCTTCTGGGCAGTTTTGCTCAAGGCAGTGCGTGTCGCCAGGCAGATCAAACTTAGATGAAGATAAAATCATAAAGCTTTACGCATCAGGCGTTGGGATTAAAACCATCGCTAAGCGACTCCTTGGACGCGAAACCGCAAAGAACACGATACGAGACGCCCTAAAAAGAAATGGCGTGCAGATTCGGACAGTTCAAGACATGGCCAAAGACCCTGCGTCTATTCTTCGGAGATTGATAGGCCGGGGCGTGGTTGTTGATTCCAAAAGTGTTTTTAAGAAAAGAATCAAAACCACGGTTAAAACGCGGGGCCTTGAGCTTTTTGATTACGGGCGACAGGAAAAAGCGAAAGCGGAACGGTTGATGCGCAACCAGAAGGCAAAAGAGGAGCATTCTATCAGATTTAAGGAAATCAACGATAAGGCAAAGGCTGATGGATTTAAATCGGAGTATCACAGGCGATACAAGACGGAGCCGCATTTTAGGTTGAAAGAGATGATGCGACGGAGATTTAAGAAGGTCGCAGTTGGAACCGGAAAGCCAAGCAGACGGATGTTAGGCCTTCTTGGATGCACGCAAGCGGAGTTTAAAAGGTGGATTGAATCCCAATGGGAAGAGTGGATGACATGGGAAAACATTGGGAAGGCAGTCAACGGGTTTTGGCAAATAGACCACATCATCCCTTGCTCATGGTTCGATCAAAGCAATCAAGAGGACCTTGAGATATGTTGGCATCACTTAAACCTTAGGCCGCTGTGCGCGGTCGAGAACAACGCAAGGCGAGCTAATCCCAATAAGCTTATTGAGACAATCGAGGCATTGCCGTCTCATCCAATAAAAGAAAAAATGATTCAGGTGGCCATAAGTCGTTCAAAATCAGGGTCCCATGACGCCCACCTCTGCCCTCATCTTCT